TTTTCTTCTTCTGCCTGCCGTGCTTGCGGTGTGTGCTGCGTTCGGCCTGGCCCAAACGGGCGCCATCACGCGCGTTGAGCAGAACGACCTCAGCATCACCTATAGTGGCGACTGGTACTCAAACGAGAGCACGCTCCACAGCGGTGGCATTTCCGCTTTGACCAATGCGAAAGGCGCCCAAGCGGCGATTACCTTTACCGGAACAGGCACACAGACAAATTGCACCGAGACTGACAATATCACCGACCTGACGCCTCCACCGACAACTAACAAAGTCGCAGCGGTTGCATCAGAATACAGCCACAAATCTTATGCTGCGGTCCTCAATTGGGAAGTGGCGGCAACGGATGACATCAACTTGACCGGATTGGGCTTGGTCGATGCGAAGTGGGCGCGCTACAGCAACGCGCTCTATCACGATGAATATGTTGATTTTCTGTATGACGCCGACAGCCCGACGCGTTCTGTTACTATGCTTGCGGCTTCCTGGTCGCTGCCCATGCCGCCAGGCTATACATCCTATCCGGCCTGGTATACGGAACGCTTTCCCACCTTTGGCGCGTTTCAATTCGAGACGCCGGACACGGGCACGCCGCTCACTATCCAGGCGCGTGATTTGACGATTACAGTACCAGCGTGAGGTAGATATGACATCACCACGAGAAGCAGAAGAATCACCCAAATATCAAGGCGAGGATGAATCGCTTGCCTATACTTTCATTTGGACGGCAATCGGTACGCCCACCAGCCCGATTGTCGTTATCAAGAATGCTGCTCTTACCGATATGACTGCCACTAATTTGAGTGGTACCGCCAGCATAGTTGGCGATACGATTGTAACTCCGCTGGTAACGGCGCTTGTCGCCGGACAGTCATATCGCCTTGAATGTAAGGTGACGATTGGCGGAAATACACATGAGCATTGGCTTGAGATCATTGCAGAGGAATGATGGGCGATAAGATCAAGGCGGTTGAAGTGCGCGCTGAAATACGGCAGATAAAGACTATGGTAGATGGGACAATTTCGGTTGTATTGAATCTGCCGGAAGATTGCCGGGAACAGGTTAAGATATTGCTGGATTGGCAAGGACTTGAAATTCGAGCAATCATAGCGAATCCAGATAACGCGTAGACTATTGGCATGGTCAGAGACAAAGACGGCAAATTTGTAAAAGGTCATCCTGGGATGGGTGGGCGACCATCTAAGCCCAAAGAGGAGATGTATTACCGTATCCTGATGACGGCTTGTTCTGCCGATGATTGGGCGGCAATTGTTGCAAAGGCAGTCGATCAGGCGAAGCGTGGCGATGCAACAGCACGGAAATGGATCGCTGATTATTTGGTTGGGCCTCCTATCGAGCGCAAGGAAATCACCGGCGCGGACGGCGGCGCAATCTTCGTTAGGGTAAAAGGATTAGATGACTGATGTCATTATTGAGCCAGGCGTATTCAATGACGTTTACCTGCCTTATCTCCGGGATATGTCGCGCACGCAAATATTTTATGGCGGCAGCGCATCTGGTAAGTCGGTATTCCTGGCGCAGCGGGCAGTCTATGATGTCATGCGGGGGAAAAGGAACTATCTAGTGGTTCGCCTGGTAGCTCGTACCCTGCGGGGCTCTGTGTTCACCGAGATTTGCCGTGTCATTGCCGGTTGGGGCGTGGATAAACTATTCAATATTAACAAGTCAGATATGCTCATTACTTGCACCAATGGCTATCAGATCATCTTCGCTGGGTTGGATGATGTCGAGAAGTTGAAGTCATTAGTACCGGCTAAAGGTGTGATCACGGATATTTGGGTCGAAGAGGCAACGGAAGTCAGTCGCAACGATGTCAAGCAGCTCTATAAGCGGCAGCGCGGTGGTAGTGATGATATACCTAAGCGATTGACACTCTCCTTCAACCCGATCATGCAGACGCATTGGGTTTATGAGACGTATTTTAATAACATATCGCTGACCGATAGCCAGACCGAGTATAAGAGTAATGCGCTATCCATCCTCAAGACCTGGTACATTCACAATCGCTTTTTGACCCAGGATGATATAAAGGATTTAGAAAATGAACAAGATAAATACTATCGGGATGTTTACACGTTCGGTAATTGGGGTGTGCTTGGGCATGTTATTTTCACCAATTGGCGCATTGAGGATTTGTCTAGCTTACAGGCGACGTTTACAAATCGCAGAAATGGTCTGGACTTCGGCTTTTCCTCCGATCCCGCGGCGTTATCACGCTCCCACTATGATCAGAAAAATAAAACTATCTACATCTTCAACGAGCTCTACGAACTCGGAATGACCAACGATGTCCTGGCCGGAGATGTCATAAAGATATGTGGCAGGGATCGCGTGATCTGTGACAGCGCCGAGCCCAAAAGTATTGCGGAGTTACGGCTCTATAACGTGGATGCACGGCCCGCCGTCAAGGGCAAAGATAGCGTCATTTATGGTATCCAATGGCTCCAGCAGCAGAGCATTGTCATCGACGCGAAGTGTGTCAATACCAAGAATGAGTTTTTGCAATATAAGTGGAAAGAGGACAAGAACGGGGTTGCTATTAGGCAGCCCATCGAGCATAATAACCACATCATAGACGCGACCAGATATGCCTATGAAGAAGATAGCCTTGCATATGAAATGACGATGGTTGATGATCCTTTCGCGAACTGGTAGGAAGGTGTGACATGGGACTGATTGATAATCTGAACAAATGGATTAAGACAAAAATTGTAGGTTGGCTTGAGGGTGAACATAACTCTGCCTATGCAGACCGGGCGCAAACGATGGTCGGGCGGCGCAGTTATCGCCTGGGTGTCCAGCAACGTTTCCTCAAAAAGACCCGCGAGGGCTTCGACGATAACGTGATTGGCAACTTCCTTGGGTTGGCGCTTGACCGCGGCATCTCCTTGCTTTTCGGCAAGGAAATTAAGTTCGAGTGGGAGGAAAGTGTACCGGATGAAGCCATCGACTTTATCGAAGGCATCTGGGAAGCCAACAATAAGCCAATCCTGCTACACAAGTTAGCCATGTACGGCGGCGAGGATGGGACGGTATTCGTCAAGCTCATATCGGATGACGAAAAGGCTTGGCGCATTGTCGCCCAGGATCCGATCTTCAAGGACGTGCTCACCGACCCGGATGACGATGAGAAGGTAGTCCGCTATATTACGCAATATAAGACGGTCGATCTGAATGAGAAGGAGGTAGCAAAGCGTGAGACCATGATCGTTGGCAATTGGGAGGATACCACCCAGCCACTAACGAGTTGGCTCATCCGCAATGAGATCAATAGTCGCGACACAGGCGGCAAATGGATAGTCATCAACGAGGAAATATGGCCGTATCCGTTGCCGCCCATCATTCATTGGCAGAACTTGCCTATGATAGGCAACGTCTGGGGTATGCCTGACATCCCGGATGATGTGATCGAGCTCCAGGACAGGAGCAACTTTGCCATATCTAATACCAACCGCATTATTCGCCTGTTCGCCCATCCGTTTAGATGGTCACGCGGGTTTGGCGGCAAAAGAATAGCGGGCGGATCGGGCGATGACGCCGAGTTGGATGTTGGTCCGGATAAGATGCCTAATAAAGACAATCCCGAATCTGAGATATTCCAACTCCCGGCTGTGGGCGATGTGCCTGGAGCAGTCGGGCACGCTAATAATTTGCGTCAGATCATCTTCGATGTGACCAGGAATACTGACATCACCAGTATGAAGGACAAGGTCGGGGCGCTTACTAACTTCGGGCTGCGCATCCTATTCTATGACGCGCTGAACAAGTTAGAGACTAAGCGCGGTCTATACGGTTGGGGCCTGCGCGAGATCAATCGACGTATTTTCATGTTCAGCGGAGCAGAACCATATGATTGCACGATCAACTGGGAAGATCCACTGCCCGTGGATGAACAGGCTCTAAGAACTGCATTACAGGCTGATTTGAATATGGGCGTAGTTGATAAGCAAACGGTTTCCGAAAGGTTAGGGTATAATTGGGAATCAGTGCAAGAACGCCTGGGTGAGCAGCAGCAGGCGAGCGATAACTTTGGGGAAATGCTATTGCGTTCATTCGAGAGCACGGGCGGCAAGCCGGTAGGAGGAGCGGCGAGTAATGAAATGGGAATGCGGCGACAACCCATTGAAAGATAAGATCGACCCGATAATCTATTTATGCCTGCTCCAGGCTGATCCGATTGTAATTCCAAGTTCAAGTCGGATCACCCTGGCGCGTTTATTTTCTCAGATGGGTTATGAAGCCGGGGCCGAGATCGGTGTTGGCAGCGGCCCCTATTCCGAGATCATTTGCCGCGCTAATCCAGGCGTCCATTTGTATTGCATTGACGCCTGGCAACCATACCCGGAGTATATCGATTTTACCGACCCCGGACATCTAGAAGGCGATTACAACAACGCTATAATAAATCTAGCGCCCTATAACGTCACGATTGTGCGTAAGATGAGCGCCGATGCAGTCCAGGAGTTTTATAGTGGCAGTCTGGATTTCGTCTACATCGATGCAAATCATAATCACCCATATATCGATGAGGATATCGAAAACTGGAGCCGGATAGTCAGAAGCGGTGGGATCGTGAGCGGGCATGATTATATAAACGGACACTCGCATGTTATGCAGGCAGTAGACGATTATGTAGCCACGCATAATATCCATCCATACTATCTGGTCGGTACTCCCGGCGAGCATGATAATGTGGACAAGATTTGCTCTTGGTTTTGGATGCAACCGTGACCTGGCAAGATAAACGCGTATTCGTTACCGGCGCAACCGGCCTAGTCGGGCAATGGCTCACGCGTGATCTGCTGAGTAAGGGCGCTAATCCGGTCCTGCTCGTGCGCGACGGCGTACCCGCCATGTGGGAATTCCAGGATACGTGTAACATCATCCGGGGTGATGTATGCGACCAGGCACTCATGGAGCGCATACTCAACGAGTATGATATCGAGATCATCTTCCATCTGGCAGCAATGTCGATTGTCGCGTATGGCAATGAGCTACCGCGGGAGGCATATAAGACAAACATCATGGGAACCGTATCACTGCTGGAGGCGGCGCGTAATGTCAAGCCAGAGGCGCGCATTGCCCTGGCATCCAGCGATAAGGCATATGGCGAACCCGATCACTTACCTTATCGCGAAGATACTCCGCTGGAGGGACGCAATCCCTATGATTGTTCGAAGAGCTGCCAGGACTTGATAGCGCAATCCTACCAACTCACCCAAGGTTTACACGTTGCCATTAGTCGCTGTGGCAATATCTATGGCGGCGGGGATCTCAACTGGAACCGGCTCATTCCTAACACGATCCGGCGCTTGGTGCGCGGCGATACGCCTGTAGTATATGGTTCTGGTTTCGAGACGCGTGATCTATTCTACGTCCAAGATACAGTCAACGCCTATCTGATGCTGATCGAGAAGGATGCTACTGGGCCATATAACTTCAGCACAGGTGAAGAGCTAACCGTCAGAAGCGTAATCGAGACGATCTGCCGCCTGATGGATAAGCCGGTGCATTATCAGACGCTCAATCAGATGCGCGGGCAGATACCCAACCAGGTGCTTGATAGTACGAAGGCGCGGCAGGAGTTGGGGTGGTCGCCACTATATACGCTTGAAGATGGGCTACGGGAAACTATAGCTTGGTATAAGGAATATTTGCGATGACAGAACTTACGTATATTGTTTTTGGCTTTTTACTTGGAATGGTTTTTATGCATTCCTATGATCGGGCTTGGTATCTCAAAATAAAAAAAGAATGGGAAGAGACTTCTGCAATACTTCGAAAGAATTGTGAAATGTGGAAGCAAAGTTATTTTGAAGAGAAAAATAGGTTATGAACGTTCCCGTCCACGGTCGCATCTGGGGCGAGACAGAACATGCCAATCTG